GCCGCGATCAAGGTCGTTCTAAGTATTTGTCAAAGCCTCTATTGCCAGGCATCTCTTTGCACATTTCATCGAACCAAGCATACGAGGTCCCCACTGTGCCTTGTGGCTTGCGATAGTCTCTCCAAGACAGCTTCATCTGATCAGCAGTCATTGTATCTATTAATCTGGCCATGCTGTCACCTCATATTGTTTAATGAATCGAATTGCTTGGCCTTTCCAGTGTTTCGAGTGAAGACCATCCGTTTTTTGCCCTGATTGCCGCATCTACTGCACTACAGGCTGCATGAAAGGGTTTAGCAGATACATCAGAAAATGGCAGCTCGCCTTTCTTGACGTCCTTGTTAAAAATGTTGTTAGCGTCCTTCACTAAGTCTTTCTGGATAGTTAGTAGATCACCCAATGAAACAGAGTCTCTATCCTTTACCCATCTTTTAACCATCAAAATATAAGGCCACGCTCTTGGTCTAGGGGTTACTGGTTTTATTTTTTTAGCTTTCATTGTCTTTCTCCTCTCTTAGCTTAATATCAGCTAACGCCTCTTCGATCTCTTCCGGGGACACTGGTGGATAAGCCTCGTCTGTTAAATTTTCGTCACCGTGTAACCAATCTTCGCCGCTACCATTCCATCCGTTCATTTTCTTTCCTTTTCTCTGATGTTGAAGTGACATAATGGACTATCAAACAACTATTGTCAACACCCCTATTGACTATTATATTAAATTAAATTACTATAGGGTTTCACTAATGAGGGATTTAATATGTTAGACATTAAAAAAGCACTTGACCACTGGATGTATGACCGACGGTTGAATCAGTCTAGTCTATCGGCTATTTCAGGGGTAGATAGGACAACACTTAATCTAGCGTATAACGAGCATCGTCTGCCAAGTGTGGCAACACTAGAGAAACTTGCCAGAGCTTGTGACGTTAAGGTTAGCGAGTTTATAGCGGCTGGCGAATAATGGGCGAGCCGAACCCTAGTTATTACGCTAATATTCCTGCAACAGTAAGGTATGACAAGCGTTTAACCCCTAATGCAAGACTTTTGTATGGGGAAATTACCGCTTTAACCAACAAAGAGGGCTATTGTTGGGCAATGAATGCGTATTTTGCTGAATTATACGGCGTCAGTAAGGTATCTATCAGTAATTGGGTGGGTAGTTTGCGTGATTGCGGCTATATAGATGTTCAGATGAAATACAAGGAAGGCACGAAAACTATTGAGGCTAGACACATAAGAATTCGAGATGGGGGTATACAAGAAAATTTGGGTACCCTCCCCAAGAAATCTTTAATACCCTCCCCAAGAAATCTTTGTGACCCTCCCCAAGAAATCTTTAAAGATAATACTACAGTTAATATTACAGTTAATAATAAAGGGGGTAAACCCCCAGAGTTACCTGAAAATGAGGAAAAGTTAAAGATACCTACGCTTGAAGAAGTGACTGAATACTGTGATGAGAGAGGCAACGGTATTGATGCGCAGAACTTTATGAACTTCTATGGAAGCAAAGGCTGGATGATCGGCAAGAATAAGATGCAGAACTGGAAGAAGTGTGTCCAAACTTGGGAAGCAAGCGACAAAAAGAGGAATAAAGAAAATGCAAATAAACGAACTGCTATCGAAAAACGATCTGATTACGCTTCAAACTTCTACGACTACGAAAAAGCCACAGACTTTTAGTCCTGAAGACAAAGATTCCATTGCTTATTTTTTTATGCGACTACAGAATTTGTATGGAACAGTGAAGATGCAGACACAATGGCCTGATAAAGTATCATCTGACCTAGCGAGAAGGGAATTTGGAAAGGTTATTGCTAAGTTTAGTCGAGAAAAGATCAATGAAGCGTTCGACTTAGCCCACAAAGAGAGAAGATCCGGGAATGATAAGTTTAACTGGCCTGATATTGATGCAATTATAGGATTAATCACCAACGAAGGGGTTTTTACAGGGTCGGCAGGGACGTTATGCCACAAGATTTACAAGCCAGAACAGCTATTAGAGTCTGGCACGAAGGAAGAAAGGAAGGAGAAGGCTCGTATCCACTTGGATACAATGCGAAAGATGTTTGAATAACAGAGATTAAACAGAGGATAAGATTATGAATAAAGAACAAGAGTTAAGGAACAGTTTGGCAGGAGCTAACCTCATCTTAAAGAAAGCCATTAAGGATGTTGAAAGGGAATACAAGGCACTTGAAGATTAGTGAATCTAAGCCTGCGGTGTGGGTGCCTGAAACCGGAACTAGGACTTACGCTGTGGGTATTGATGGGGAGGTAGTATCTTCCTATAACCTGTTAGTGTCATGTATGGATACAAGAGCCGTCGGCAACTGCTACCAAACAGAAGCACTAGCAATTAAAGCCGCAGAGTATTCAAGAGTACAAGGGCTGATCAACCAAGCGTGTCTTAATGTTGAGTCTGATTATGTGCCTGATTGGAGCGATAAGTCCCAGTTGAAGTGGTTTGTGTGCTATTCCCACTATACATGCGGGTGGGTTTCGACCCTTACCATTACCGAAGAAGCGGCCATTATATATCAGTCCACAAAAGCCAAAGCCCAACAAGTCCGCAACATCTTGAATGACATTAATTTAAAACCAGTGGGGGTGAAGTGATGCAAACAACACACTATTGCGAAGAGCATAAAGGGTCGCCACATTACCCGACAAAAGAAGTTAAAGCCAAGGGAGTTAATGTATGGATGCACCCAAGCCTGATGGCCCTTACGCACGATTATAGTTGTACCGTTTGCCGAGAGAGGAAGGCGGTACTAAATATGTCTACTGGAATAATGCAACCCTGTTGGGAGTGCCGCGAGAAAGGCTACAAAGTGCTGAAGGTTAGACGCAACTGGCTATTACGGTTAGTGGGGTGAAGTGATGAGTATTCATGGAGTGAGAGGCTATTCGGCTACCGTTTTGGTGTCGTATGTTGGTAAAAACAAGAACCTGGTGTCAGGCAACCAGTATTCACGAAGAGAATTAGCTAAAGCATTTGATGAGCCGTATCATTTTATCTGCGCTAGACTTGACGGAAGAGATAAGGCGGTAGATTCTGACTTCTCAAGGATAAAGCACTATAGGACATTTACGTTTACAGGGAAGCATAAGAGCCTAGTCACAAATAGAGCCTATTCCATTAAGCAGCTGTCTTCGGCTTCAGGGGTAGCACCAGAGACTATCCGTAGTAGAGTAGGTCAGAGTTTAGTTTGCACGATGGAAGACCTTAAAGTTGCAGGCAAGGTACAGAAATTCTTTGGCGAACCAACTACGCTAAACTCACGATGGCTAAGAAGGAAACTTATATGATTACCAAATCCCAGAAAATATTAATTGTGCTTGCCGTCTTGTCTTACGTTGCACACCTTTTTACAGGCAGCACCGCGCTGGCATTCATAAGCTTAGGAATAACGGTTAGTTACATTGTGGCCAGGACTTCACGATGATTACTCAAGGCGATCACGTTAAAATCACCTCAAGGAATGACATTGAGAAGCGCATGGAATACATAACCAAGCGAATACATGCCTGGGACTATACCGTTCCTTGCGTTATCAGGGTAGAAGCTTACGTTCCTGTTACCTCAACATCACAAAGTAGACTGTTTCATATGTGGTGCAGGGAGATAGCAGGGAAGTGGATAAAGGAAAAGCCCACTCCAGAGGACGAAGCTACCATCAAAATGCTAATGAAGCATAAATTCTTAGGAACCCAAGACTACGAGTTTAAGTCTACTATCGTAGCAGGGCAGGTTAAAAGCACAAACAAGTTATCAGCAGGTGAATGGTGTTTCTTTTTAGATCAGGTGTATGACCTAGCTACAAAGGGAGGCGTTATGTTAACCGTCCCTATGGATAGTGACTACTCAAAACTTAAACGTAAACAGGTGGAATGATATGAAGATTAGCGAATTAATAGATTATTTGATGAGACTGAAGGAAGGTCGCGAGGATCTAGATGTTTGGGTGAATGGGGAACATGGTGTTAATAGTCCTGAGTTGTTGACGGAAGATCAGCTGTCTGTGGGGACTGCGGGGCTTCTCTTTGACACCGAATATACGAGCTTAGCTGACTACGATGTTATTGTACATATTGGGGGTGCTTAATGGAACAGATACTTGCAGTAATATTCATTGTCATAGTAGCCGTATTTATGTGGGGTTGGTTCCTCATGGTTCTTGATGAAGAGTTAGAACATAGACGCGAAAAGGAAAAGTTTAAAGATTTGGAGAGGCAAAGGAAGAAGGCAGGCAGTAACCGTACCTAGATGTGCCTTTAAAGGCACTTTACGGAGCGTCTAAGCGACTTTAGCGCAAAACATGAGCTACCCTACCAGTTAGGTAGAATGGAGATTAAAATGATACTTAATATATACTTAACACTAACACTTTTTTTGCCAGTAATATTTGGGGGAATGGCCTATAAAGAGTATCGTACAGGCCATGTTTCCACCATAATTGTTTCCGCTGTCATAACAACCTTTGGGCTTTGGGTAATTGCTACATTCTCAGGTATTCTTTATTGGATATGGAGTTAGGAAATGGCTAAAACGCTAAGAGCAAAATGCTTGGAAGCAATTCAGAAGTTAGCAAGAATATCTGCGGCTGACGAATGGGGTATGGTTGAGTGTGTTTCTTGTGATGATAAAAGAATGCATTGGAAGGATTGTGACGGAGGACATTTCATTGCAAAAGGTTCTAGTTCTTATTGGGCTTTAGAGATTGAGAATGTTCATCCCCAGTGCAAAGGGTGCAATGGTTTTGGCATGAAGCATGGAAGCGCTGAAGGACAGTACACTTTATGGATGATTAATTACTATGGACTGGACTTTGTTGAGAAGATGCACGAAGATAAGCGAAAGTTAAAGAAGTTTTATGTGGCTGACTACCGAGAAATGTTAGCAGAATTTGAAAGTCAGATTAAACACCATGAGGAGAGACTGCAATGACAGGATACTTGGAGGAGTTAAGAATAAACGCTATTAAGTACGGTTTAACGGACGTTACTGAAAGGTTAGATTCTATTACTGAGGCTGTTATCTATGGGTCTGCCCTTGCTGTTTACGGAAGAAAGGAGATAGATATGATCTGGCTAGAGATTGAGGAAGCTAAGGATTTATTTATGGAGCCACCGACTGAAGAAGAGTTGAGGTTGCATCACCCTAGTTTTGATGTATAATCTAAGTTATACCCTTGTTTGACTCTGTTGTTTTGCCCCCTCGGGGGCTTTTTAATAACTGCTTAATAACTCCAGATAACAGGGGTAGTTCTTCTCACGTCTAAGTGAATGAAAGTCTTAGCCACCCCTATGCCCTTAAATCCCATCTCAATCGCCTTAGAAACGATTACATAGCCTTCAGCGCCATTGTTTATCCTAATGTCCGAGGCTATTCCTTTTGAGTGTGTTCCTGCTTTAGCTTTACGCATCTCAATAGAGTGCTGGGGTGATCTATACCCAGAGGTGACGATAAAAGGGAATCCGCATTCATGTCTAAGGCTATCAAGTTTTATCAAGAAATCCTCGTTCATCTCATTCTCACCAGTCTCCTGGCAATCAAAATCTGATAGCTTAAAATACTTCAAATCTTCCATTAATAGGTTCCCTTCCATATTCTAAAGGCGTCAAACTCTCCTGATAGCATTTTTGTTCTAATCAAATTTTTTTTAGCTTCGTGGTCATCCCACTTAATTCCAGCCTCTTTTAGCCATTGAGATACCATGTGCATAGGGATTCTACCCACCAACTTGTTGTCGCCCTTTATCCCAGCGCCAGCATCTCGGATGATCTTAGCTTGTTCGAGATACGGAGTATTGTCGTGAATAGTCTCAATCACAAACTTATCACTTCCATCAAAATGGACTTTCTCTCCAATTTTCATATTTTTCTCCAAAAAAAAGGGGCACCTAAGTACCCCTTCTAGTGTTGCTTATATTAAGAAACGGTGTTGTCAGCTATGATACCAGAAGCCTTCTCATTCTTACAGACTAAAGTTAGCTCAGTAAGAACTTGACGGCGAGTGGAGTCACCAGTTTTGGCTAGTGCAGTGTTCTTGGTCGGACGAAGCAGACCAACACACCACATATCGCTTTGCATAATGAACACATCACGGCCACGGTTTTCGCGGGTAGGTGCGAACTCAACAGTTCCCCAGGGAGTCACATAAACGTCTAGTGACTTAACAACCTTCTTGTCGCCAGCTTGAACAGAAGAACGCTGGTTGTTGTTACCGGTAAATCCAAGAGCAATGTCCATCTGGTACGCAGACAAATAGCAAACGTCAGGCTTGCCACCCTCAGACCAAATGCTTTGCATAGTTGCATCGAATTTAGCTTGAGTAAAGTCAGTGGGAGTATCGTCATCTGTACGAGCATCAGTACCGTCACCAGTTGGATCTGCACCACTGTCGCCAGACTGGAAGTTTACGTTAGTTACCAACCAGGCAGGAGCGCCAGCAAGTTCGCGAGCAGTAGTGGCATTGCCAGCAACTCTAGCGTTGTTAGCAAAAAGGGCTTTTTCAATATCTAATTTCTGCTCTTTTGCAATTTTTAGAGTTTGGTACGCAATTTCCGCTGACCTACCTGCTTTCTTTATGGCTTCATCAGTGTCAGGAATCGACACAGAATTCTTAAAGATTTGCGTGTAGTTGCCAAGGCGAGAAGTAGCACTGCGAGCTTCAGAAGTAGTGTCATCTCCCTCGATGTGCTTGTTATCAGCACTTGCGCGTAAAGTGTCAGTCTGCCACTCGTGTAGAGTGTTAGAGGCTTTCACTTTCTTGCTGGCTGAATAAAAAGGAGTCTCTTCAGGGCTAATCTGATAAATTACGTCCTGTAGGTCTTCCCTGATTCCAACGGAATCATATGTGTCAAAAGTATTAGTTGGCTGTGCCATGTCAATTTCCTCAAGTATTTAGAATAAGCCCCAGAGCATCTTCAATGCTGCCGGAAGCACTTAGTTTAGATCGTCTCTGAGCGACTTTTTTCTTGCTATTAATTGTAGGTTTAGATCCAGCTTTTACTGGTCGCTTGCGGCGATTTGCAGGATTAGCTTTATCTTCAGCGGCTTTTTTACCTCCCATGATCTCACGGTACTTTATGGCATCATGCAAAACTCTAATAGCACGATGGTCCATAATCTGACCAATCTCGTCAGCCTGGTATCCGTAAACTTCTGTACCCAGCTTTAGCATCTTATCGCGTACTGCGGAAGCCTTCTTCTGGTCAGAAAATTCAGGTATCACTTGTTGTAATGTAGCCATTTCTTGCTGTAGGTACGCTTTCTGTGCCGCCGCCTGCGCTTGAGATTGTTGTGCAGTTACTGACTCAAGCTGATACATTTGGTTTTGATAGGCACCTAAGTCCTCATCGTATCGCAGTTTGGCGTCCATATATCCTATGGGGTCGGTGTCAAACAGCTCTCGCGATGGTTGAACAGGTGGTTGCGTAAAGCCTCCAGACTGAACTTGCTGGTACAATTGAGCAATATTTTGTCGCTCACTTAACAAGGCATTATAAACCTCTTCAGCTTGCTTGCGCTGTGACGCAGCTTGCTGCATACCTTGCTGGACGTACTTTTGACCACTGTATCCTTGCTTGAGTTCTTCTAGGGTTACAGACACTTCCTCTCCATCTATTTTAACAGAGTGCGTCTGGCCCGACTGAACGGCATCGTCAGTATCTTCTTCGTCGTCCTCGGAGTCATCCTGCTCCTCATCTGATTCTTCGTCATCATCTTCTTCCGAATCAGGCTCTTGCTCATCATCCTCTACACCATCATCACCCTCGGACTCATCATCTAACCCGTCCTCTAAGGTCTCTTCTGGCTCGATTAAACTTGCAATGGCTCCCTCAATGGTGCCATCCATTTCTACTGCGGCTTCAGTCGCTTCCACGGTGCTGCTCCTTTTTCTTTCTTGTCAAAGATTGCTTCTTCCATTAGTACGGTTTGGAAGTAATCCTCGATACGGTCTAGCGCACGAATTATGTCGTGTGCATCGTTAATAGCCTCAATTTGAGACTGGCTGTTCAGAAACACAGAAACCTGCATTTGCTGAATTTCGCTAATGACTTCCTTAAAGGTATCGTCATTGGTAAGCGTCCTAATTCGGGACGCCCTATCTTTTATATTCAGAACCTACCTCCAGTGACTGCTTCAGCAGGAGCTTCTGCCGGATACCGTGGAGCATTCTTCAATTGCTGAATCTGCGCTACGTCAACAGCGGTACCATATTTGCCTAAAATCTCGGCAGCAGAAACTAACAGGTTTTGATCCATTTGATCCCTATCCCTATCATCTGCTGCTATAGCCTTCTGAGCATCAATTTGTATTTTAGCCATATCTGTTTGAGACTTAGCCTGAGCCTTTAATTGCTCTGCCTGTAGATAGGCGGTTGCCTGATCCATCTGAGGCTGCTGCTGTCCTTGCTGCTGCTGTGCTAGCATCTGCTGCTCCATCTCCACAGTCATGGGCGTAAAGTACCTGTCAGCGTTTCTAACGCCGTTTAATGCTAGCATGTCTGCCAAGGTATTCCTAATCTGCGTCATGCTTACAAGGCCGTTAGAGGGGCCGTATGCCTGGAATATCTGCATTTGCATCTGTAGTGCCTGGGCAAGAGCTGCGTTTCTTTGGTCTTCTCTGCCTGTTCCTAATCCCACATTGACAGAGGCATCCATTTTCTTGTTCCATGATCGAGGATCAACAGGCTCATAATCTTGCCCACTAATACGCATCATCTTCTCTTCATCACAGTTTTCAATAACCAATTTCAGCATCAGCTTAAACATTCTACGGACGCCGCCCTCAGCCAGATTTCTAGCAATTACCTCAGTTTGACCTGCGGCTCCTGCAATAGTAGCTTGTACTGCTGTAGCTGTAGTTGCTTTAAGGGCGTCTGGATTCAGTCCCAGGCTTGCCTTAGAGATGCCTAATTTATTCTCAATCTCAGCGTCATAATAGCGAATAGCCTCTAACGTCTGACCGGCAACAAATGGCACAGTTAACTGGTTGATAGCGCCAGCCTGCTTAACACGAACAATGCCGCCAATTTCATTATTAAGCATGTCGTCAACATTTACGGCACCATCAACAATTTCTGTTCTAGGGTTGTTAGTCAGTGCAACATTATCCAAAACACCTCGCAACATAGCAGTTGCAGCATCCTGGTCATTCATTATAAGATCAGCAATAGAGATGCCATAAAATGTGTGTGGCTCCGGCTCTACCTCAAACACGGCAAATGGAGCATCACCCCAAGGCTCAACATCTAATAACTGGTAGTCATTGCCGCCAAGGGTAAGCTTTTGCATTTCTGCTACGCCAGTCCCATCAACGTCCATCTTCATGTATAGCTCAGTTAGAGCAACGATACGCATAGAGGGGTCTTGTACGTTATCAGAGTTATAGTCTGACTCATAACCCCTGCGTTCGTATCTTTCTACATCAGAGAAGGTGTCAGAATGACCCAAACCAGACAGCTCGGAAACTTCGTCAAAGTCGTATCCCATAGATACTAAATCGCTCACCCTAACCTCAGTACGATGGCCGACAACATAGGCGTCATCAATTGAAGTGGCGTTGCGATCAACAAAAAACTCTTCTGGAGGTACAGACTCCACGCAAAGATCACCTAGCTCACTAATTCGGCTGATCTTTAAATCGTGCCGAGGTGTCTCTACTTGAGTGCCATACTCATCTATTTCAACGCTCATCTTAGTCGTGTGTTCAACAACCTCAACATCTTGCTCATTAACAATGGTAGAAAATTCCATGTCATTAAGGTTGTTAAAAGTATAAGACTCAGCCTCAGAATAAGTATCCCAATAAACTTTAACAATACCGTTCTTCTTTAATAAGGCGTCATGGAAGGCATCGTTTAATATGTCGTATCCACCAAGCTCTTGAAACTTGTATTGTATGTATTTAGTTGCCTGTTCAGCAAACTTTACATCCTCTGGTCCAGTAGGAACAAACTCTACAAAGCGATCAGTAGATAAAAATACTCTTAGCAGGCTTGGCTTAATTGAACGCACAGCGTCACGCACTTTAGTGGCAACAACAGTGGATCGGCCATCTTCTTCACCAATGTCAACTTCACCATTATAGTATCGTTGCGCTCTAATGCGATCTTCAGCTACTTCTGACTCAACAAAATCAATAGCGTCCATAATTGCTTCGCGAGCAATATTTTCAATGTCATCTTTTTCTAATGGTTTAAGTTCCACGTTCACTCCAGATTAATTTAACAAGCCCATGACTTTCTCAACGGAATCGACACCAGAGCCTTGTTGTGCTGCGGCTGTTGTCGAGCCTGCTAAAACCACTTGCGAGGCGCTTTCAATTTTCTTTAGCAGCTCGCCAAATACAGTATTATCTTTTAACGCCCTTCCTACCAAATCAGGGGACTCACTATACAGGATTCTTGCCACTTCTGTCATTTGTTTATCCGATAGCCCCGCGCCAGACGGCACCATCTGAACAGCCATTTTAACCAACGCTAGTGGATCACCCGCCATTCCTCTGGCAACATCCTCCATAGCAACGCCACCGCCACGCAGCTGCGCTTCTCTTTGCAGCGCCTGTGTTGAGGACTGCGACCTGGGCTGTATATATTTATCCATAGACGTAGACCTGGCTGCATTAGATACATTCTGCACAACTCCCAACGCCTTATCTTCTGGCAATAAAATCCTAAGAACAGTGCCAAGCTGCATATCTTCTTTGGCTAGGTTTTCCATTGTGGTTCCTGACCTACGCGCCCTGTCGTTAATTTTAGCCATTGCGCCAGCCCTAAACGCTGCTAGATCGGTGGGGTTAAGCCGACTAACTAATATCTCTAGCTCATCAGCGTTCATGCTTAAAGCTTTTTGCCCTGCTTCAAACTGCTTGTTTTGAGACATCATGCCAGCATAATTAGCTCTCGCAGCACCCATTTCAGGAGAAGCGGTGTCAATTGCTCCGCGAAGGCCGCCTTCTAGCTCGCCAGTCGTTCCTGCTCTCCTTCCCTTCCCTGCGACGTATAAAGACTGAGTTTCCTCTTTTAAGATTCTTCTCATGGCCTCAGCATCTTCCAGTGTAGGCATTCTATTAAGAGAAATAGCACCGTTTGCCTCTGTCTTAAACAGCGGGACTAGCCCCTCAAGGTCATAATTAGCCTGAAGCTCTGCCCTAATGTCTGGGGATCGTTGACCAACATTAAGCATCTTATCTGCCACATCTTGGTTAACAACCTGACTTTCTGGTTGTGCGTAAATTTTCTTATATGCCCCAGACGCTTCATCGCTTAACTCTTTTTCAGTTGCAGCCCTAGCTCTCAATATGTTGGGGTCAGAAACATCTGGCGCTAGTGCATCAGACATAGACTCATTAGCTTGCTGGGTTGTTTTTTGCCTTCTAGCCTCACTTGCGCCCAGTATTGTTGCCTTAGCTTGGCCGCCCTCATTAACCATGCCTTTTACCGCTGCACTCAATGTGGCGTTATCAGCAATAACGCTGCCGTTGGCAACGCCTTCAATTACCTCGTCAACCGTTAAACCAGTACCCTCTACCAAGCGTAAAAGCTCTTTCTGTACAGCATTGTCAGCGCCCTTCATCTTGCGTCGCGTGTAATCAATTAAAGCCCTGCCTACCTTCCCTAGCTTGCTTAAAGCCAGATCAGCAGCAACGGCAGCACTAGAACCAAAAGCGGTTCCAAACCCAACATCACCTGCGCTCCCTGCGCTAAACAGCGGGTTTTCAGAGGCTCCCACAGAATAGGCTGCGCTTTCTCCTGCTCCTATCTTTGCGGTTCTAAGAAGCTGGGCGGCTCTAGTGGTATTTGCAACAACAGCAGGAGCGCCAACGCCGGTCATAGCCATAAGGATAGATGGAAGAAAAGCACCAGCCACCTCTAAGGTAATAGCCGCCCCTTGGTTCTGATCCTGGTAATCTTTTAGCTTGCCCCTTAACTCGTCCCTAACGACATCATACTCTCTACCACCCATTGAGGCGGGTAGGGCAGATCGAACAGCCGCCTCAATCTCATCACTAAAGCCGAAGGTAACACCCTGAGCAAGAGTACGCAGCTTTTGTGGCTCTGCTATGACAGCTTCATTTGGCTGGATAACAGGTATACCAGGGTTGGCAGCCTGGTTCTTTCTGCGAAGCTCCTCTAAAAAGTTGCTCACAGCAAGCCACCGTCTCTCATAAGGCCTTCGCGCTCTTCCAAATTATAGCCCTCCCATTCTATAACTGTAAGGCTAGGATTGCTTTTCTGTATTTGACTGAAAGCATTTTGTGCTGCATCGTGACGCTTCCTGTTGTCTATCTTGTAGTCAGCGTATGCTTTAAGCCCAGAGCCTCCAAGAAGCATTTGAACGTCAACCATCAACGCATTTCTAAGTTTAGTGCTGGCGGCAATCCTATTTTGGAGACGCTCAAGTAACGCATCACCTGATAGATTTTGGTCAAAGCCTGTTTCTAAAGCCAGCCTTAGCTCGGTAGCACTTAGGGCACCAAATGTAGCGGAATTAATAATATCAATACCCATCTTGTTTGCGATCATACGAAGCTCAGTAGTTGCCGCATCTGTTGAAGGTAAGAACTTTTTAAGAAAGCCACTTTTTGCACCCTCGCCCACCAACACCTCTGCTCGTGCAAAGCTCTGTATTTGATCATCAATAAGCTGAAACTGCGAAAATACTTCTTCACCTTTTTTAAGTCCTTGCGTCATATCCCACTCAGCTTTATTCTGCTCTAAAATCATCTTATTCTTGTCTTCCGAGGTCAGGCCAGCACCAGACAATGGAACTATTTTGTATTGTGATCCTGTGGGAGCGTTTGGATCTAGGCTATAAGTGTACTGCCCGCCTTTAGGGACAACAACTACACCATTTTCCAGAATATCATCTTCCGCAGTCTGTATAGAGCCAATATTTTTAGAGGAGTAGTCAGTCCCCATTTTGCTTTTGGTTAAAGCGGCCAAGGCTTCTTTTGCCATAGCTGGATTAGCTTCAACCATATCTGCTAAGTCGGAGTAACCTGATTTCCGCAACAAGGCAACAGTCTGGTTGGCTGATTTGTTGCCCTGAGACCGAGCAATTTGATCTTGAGCCATCTTTGAGACATTTGGATCAGGGTTTAGGCGCATTGTATTAAATGCCGCAGCAGCGCGAGCCATCTTCTCTGGATCAGATGTGTAGTCTTTGAATCCCTGCCCCATACGAGCAAAGAAACCTGGTTGTTCTGGTGGAGGTGAAGGAGCCTGCGTAGCTTGTGTAATACTATTAGGAATCGGTCCGTTAGCAACACCCCTCATCGCTTGAGGAACATTGTTCATCTGGTTGTTAGCCTGCATTCCAGGCATATTGTTCGGCATAGGCATTCCAGACAGAGCAGCAGCAGTATGGTCTATACTACCATTAGGCATTCCCATCTTACCAGACATCATAGCTTCCAGCGACTTTAGCTTCTCGTCTTCAATGCCACTATTCATAAAATCAAATATACCAGCCATCTTACCCTCCAAACATTTTTAGCAGCTTCGCCATTTTACTTGTTTTTTCGTCATCGTCATCTTTATCTGGCTGCTGGCCGATAGAGTTTAGAATTCCAGACGCGCTACTTCCATACGATCCCATCGGGGGTGCATTAAGGGGCATTAAACCGCCACCACGCTGCAACTGACCCATAGGGGGAGCATTAATAGGTGCAGCCTGATAGTTAGCCAGCCCATCAATTATCTTGCTTGCTGTTGATGGGTTTCCCGCCGCCTCAGTAGCCTGTAATATTTCGGGGGCGATAGGGCCGTTAGCAATACCGCTTATCGCCGATCCGACATTATCAATTCCTCCAGGACTGACCTGCATACCTGCAATATCCCCTGGATTAACCATTTGCGCTGATTCCAAAATCTTACGCAGTTGTGCTTCCTGATCATTTTCTGGATTGTACAAGCTAGTATTATAATTCATTCGGTTTACCCTCCTCCAAACATTGAAGCGCCCATAGTTAAATAATCAAACATGCCTGGTTGCTTGCTAGTAGTTTGAGACTGAGGAATTGGTGATGCACCCAGAGCCTGCGATAACAATCCAATAGACTGGTAAGGCGCTTGCGTGTAACCTGCAAATTGAGCCTTAGCCGCATCAATGAGCTGCTGTTGAATAGCTTGTTGCATCATACCCTGTTGCATCACGTTTTGGTTAACAGTTTGTCCCATACCAAAACCAAGGTTAGATAGGTTGCCAAGTTGACCGGCAGCACCAAGACGTTGAGCAGATCCTGATAATCCTGCCTGTTGGTTAGCCATCTGTGCGGCCAAAGCCTGTTGTGCATTAAACTGACCTGCCTGATTAAATGCAGACTGATTGGCTAACTGTGCAGTATTTCCTGCCTGCGCCCCAAACTGGTTGGCCTGGTTCATAGAGGCAGCATTAGCTAGCGCAGCATTATTACCTGCTTGAGCGCCAAACTGACTGGCCGCTTGCTGTTGTGCAGATGCCTGTTGAGCAGCCTGGTTAAATGACTGAGCGCCAAATTGACTAGCTTGATTCTGTGCAGCAGCGTTAACAAGGGAGGCTTGGTTAGCAGCGGAAGACCCAAACTGTGCGGCTTGGTTTAAAGCTGATTGGTTAGACAATCCTGCCTGTTGCATTAGATTTGCTGTAGTAGTTCCAGCCTGTAGGTTTGCACCCTGATTGGCAAGACCTGCCTGCATACGACCTGCAATATCCTGTTGAGCCATGCCTTGAGCTTGATTAAACCCAGCTTGACGCAGTTGCCCAGCAGACCTAGCAGCTTGATCAGCAAAAGAGCGATTAGTCTCTGCTTCCATTAATGCTAGGCGAGAACCACCAAACGCACCCGCCGCTGTAGCTTGAGCGCCTGCTTGACCCATAGCCATTTGCCTAGACCGATCTAAGTCAGACAAGGTAGATTGGACTACTTGGTTTTCGTATGGGTTTTGGTATTGGGATAAATCAGTTCCTGCAAGTTGTCCTGCTGTGACGTTCTGGGCACCAACAGTTGGAGCGCCAAACATTTGACTAGCGCCGTAACCTTGTGATCCAGTTCCCGCTGCCCCATATCCTTGAGCATTAACACCAGAAGCACCAAAACCTTGGGCGCCAGCAGTAGTAGCGCCATAGCCTTGTGATCCAGTTGAATAAGGATTGTAGGATGCACCACCAACATTGGTTGGTTGATAATTCATCTCGCGAGCCGATCCAGCCATAGAGCCTTGTATTCCAGCAGCCGCCGATTGATTAATATTTGGGGCGCGTGGACCTTGATCAACAGGCGCAGCAGGTGCAGTGGCAACAGGAGGCGTCGGAGCAGGAGGCGTAGGAATAGTAGCGGGAGGCTGTGGTGGTGGTGGCGTAATAGCTCCACCAGGAGGTTGCACTTGAGCGCCGCCCTTTGCCCCAGCAGATGGCTGTCCAGGCAGGGAGCCACCTTGAGAGTAAGCTCCATCAGACGGTTGGCTCCAATTCCCTGAAGAGTCAAAGCCCGCTTGCCCAGATGGCTGTCCAGTAGGTGGAGGTACAGCGCCACCTTGAGCGGAAAAGCCATCAGACGGCTGATTGCCGCCTACTATTCCTCCGGCTTGAAGAATATTAGCTTCTGCTCTTCTATTCAAGTCATCAGCATTTTCAAAGTTTTGAGTAATACCTGTTTGAACAGGTTGTGCGCCAGGAAAGGTGCCTCTCGGCGAAGCAGGTGCAGGATCGGCAAAGGGCTGATAAACAGGCTTATTTAATCCAGGAGGAGGCTGGGGAGCAGGCTGTGGTTGTGCTGGCCCAAGCCCTACTTGCTGGGCTATTCCACCTGGCTGTAATTGGTTGTTTGCAACACCCATCTGTGGAAGGGTTCGCTGATTTGGCATTCCTGCTCCAGCCATTATATTTTACTCCCTGACATCATTTGTAAGTATTGATCATCTACCGAGGTACCTGGCGCTGGAGATTGATACATCGACTGATTTGGCACTGGAGCTTGCATTGGGGCTTGCATTGGAGCTTGGTACATGCTCATTTGAGGCGCTTGTTGAGTCTGAAAGCTTCCCATATCTGGCATTTGGCTAAACGACGGCGTAAGGCCAGAAGAGTAATCTTGTGATCCTCCACTCATGCCAGCATTGCCTGGGTCAAAACCAGCGTAGCGACGACCATCCTCATAGCCTGGACCGACCTGACCGCCCCTATTTTGCTGACCAAATAATTGATCGTATTGGTTAACAAATCCTGGCTGCTTTTCTTTTAATTCTGCTACGGCTGCCTCGTATATAGGGGAAGAACTATAGCCACTCATACCACCAAAGCTTTGCGCTTCAGGCATTCCTGCCATAGCGTCAACACCAGGGGAGGCTAATCCAAAGGCAGAAGCCGCATCTTGGTTGGCTTGCATCGCCTGTTCCTGCTGTGGAGTAAACGCCGCAATATCAGGACCATAGTAAGGCATGTAGCCAATTTTCTGGACTTGCTCGGCTCTTGCCAAGTTTCTGATAGTGGGTTGCTTGGCCCACTCTGGAATTGTTGCTTCTGTTGTTTGGCTGCCGCCTTTTCCACCTGACATATTATATATCCTTGCTTAATGTGGTGAACGCTTCCGTCCATCCTTTATTCATTAAAACTCTTGCCCAGCCTCTACGACCAGCAATAGTCATGCCTGTACATCCCTCTCTGCGAGCAAACTCCACTGCCGACTCGTCCATATCTACTATTTGCTGCTTCTCTCCACCAGCAAGAAAGATATGAAAAATCTTGCGCTTTGGAAATGTTAATATCTCTGTTATCGCACACCCTTTAGGTGCAGGCCAAAACTGCATGTAACCAGACCGAACACTAGCCGCAATATCATCAAAATCGTGCGTTCCTCCACTATAATCTAACGCTGCCTCTATCCAAACCCTGCATCGTTCTAATTCTACGTCTAAGTCTGACATCTGCACTTCCGTATCAAAATATGCTCGATTATACCATTTTTAGGATGCGCGTGTTATGGATACTTGAGCTGCGCGTGTAGTAGGTGCAAATGCGGTTGCTGCTACCACCTTTAACCTTAATGCAATATTAGAAACTGCCCACTTTATTTGCAGATATGACCCTGCTGCAATTGTTAACGTAAAGGACACCCCTACCGTCTTAACTTGCCCGCTGTCTTTAATATCAGTTTGTACCGACACTGAGTCTGTTGTTCCATCTAACATCGTCCAAAGATATATAGTTTTTACTGCTGCCGTACTCGATAATAACTGGAAATTACCAGCCACCGAGTACACTCCTGCCTCTGCAAATATTATCTTAGTGCTGTCAGCCGCATCAATAGTCACCGTCCCAGTAGCCGATACAAGGTCAAAGGGTATGGCATAAGCTGTATCTGGGCTAGCGGCAACTACATCTACAGTTGATGCAAATGATCCACTGCCTCCCGCTAATTTTATTTGCCTCCACTCGCCATTCTTTGATACTACTGGATAGCCGGTCCTATCCCACAATAACACGCCATCTTCGCCGGCAGACTCACCAGCAAGATAGTATGACAGCTTAGACTTTGTTCTAGTTAAGAAGTCCGTCAACCTCTCACCCCAAGGCTTCCAATCTGGCCCTAGTGGTGGTGGTGGGCGTTCAGCTAGACTCATCTACTGCCACCAGTAGTCACGTTTAAACGCATCTTTCCCGCCCTCCAGTCTACCAATTCTGAGCCATTAATCCTCATGCGAACCTGCCTTCCCTGAAACCTAACGCCAGTAGGGTTTAACATGGTGAATGGTCCGTAAGACTCTTCAGTGCCATTTGGATAGAATCTAGTCTTAAAGGTTAGTGTTACATCACCTAGATTAAGCTCATCTGGAATAATCTGGTTAACTTTTGCTATCTGATCGCCTATACCAATACTGATAGGCCCACTCTCTAAATAAGATGCGCTAGTGCCGTGAGAGTGACCAGTCTCTTGGTTATAGATATTACCAGAGGCATCAAACCACATAGGCTGACTGAATACACCAGAGTCAACGCCTGACGTTCTACCTAATACACCAATATTCCAGTGGTTTTCTTTATAATCATATACAACGTACCTATCATTCTCTACAGAGGCGGTGCTTGGGTAAAACCACCATACCTCGCCAAATTGAGAGTTATGAACGGCGCATACCTTAGATCGCTGTGAGGTGTTCATATCATTAAATACATGGTCCATGACATCACATGGCATTTCTTGTACAGATGATCCATTATAGACGTAAAATGACTTAGCACCCATCCAGTAAGCGCCCTCGTCAACAGCAACAGCCCCTAGACGAGAGATAGAGCCACAAGATGTGCCTACCCTCTGGAAGCCGTAAACTGTTGGTGGTCCACTGTAGGTGGCAACATGAGCATCGACGTTAGTAAGGATTAGTGTTCTTCCACGCACCCTTAATCCAGAAACTATTTCTCCAGATGTTTGCAATTCAAGATCACCAGCCTGGTTAACTGCTGTTGGAGTCCAGTCTGTATTATCTTCACGATCACACCATTTGACTAGTCGTGGGTTATTACCTGATCCAAGCGCAAAGATAAATCGCTCATCAGTAACCACAATAGCACCATTATCAACAGGAGCATTTGTTAAAGGCGCAGCAATTGTCGCACCATCCAGCTCCCACTGGTATATCTTTCCATCCTTGCTTGAGCAGGCAATCAAATACTGGCCCCACGTGTCTAAAGACCATGACGTAGCCTCAGCAGGAACGCCATCGCTTGGCCTGTTTGTTCCATAAGTAGTAGTGCCCCAGAAAGATCCGCTATAGCCTAGATTGACGTCAGCATCTAAATCGCCAGAGGTTAAGGCTGTTGGGGTTATGTCACTAACGACACCCCCTGCATTAACTGCATAAAGTTTATTGTATGTCCCTGCTGCAATGTGAGCATCTGAGCTGTTATCTGCCCAGGTTATAGCTCCACGCGGAGCCGCAGCAAATGCGCTAGACACGCGAGTAGTCCACCCCCCGACAGGGCGAATAGAATTGTTTTCCCACCGTATAAGGTTAGCGTCTCTCCACCGCCCAGTCGAATCTAGTTCTGTACCGTGGTTGAATATTCCAGCAGGTAAATCAATACTGACATACGCCATTATTTGCCTACTCCTTTAACACGCTCGTAAGTCCTGTTGAATGATAGCCCCAGCATACCCATTAGAACAGGCATCATGGTTGTCATATCAGCCTGGGGTATAACGAAACCAAACCCTGCCGCTAGTGGTGATATTAGGAAGTTGACGGCCATTCCGATAACGCAGACCCATCCTGTAGCGGGTCGCCATGAACTTTGGAACCAGTTTCCTTTTGCTTCTGCGGTGTTGAGTGCAATCTGAGCGACTGCGCGTTCCTGCGCGTGTACCTCTGAAAGTGTGCTAATCTTTGCCGCGATCTGTTGCTTGGCGTCTGCATCGGGTATCCATTTATCGAGTAGGCTGGTGACTGCTGGAATAAAAGAAAGCAAGCTCATTGAACTAACCTCTCAAGAAAGGTTGACCCTAAGATCAGCGGATACATAGACCACAACATCAACTCTGCTTTTTTAAACTTAACAGAGCCTTCATCTAATTGCTTTTCAATGTTCGTATAGCGGACAGAGCATTCTTTCTCATGCCCTTCTAGCCGAATCAATACTTCTTTTGCAGTTGCCATAATGGGTTGCCGTTATTTTTGGTTGAGTGCCGTTGTAGTTACTGACCTAAGCACTACAATACATACTGCAATACCTATTCCGATGAGTGCTTGTGAGCCTTGACTAACAGGCAATAAACCAGTGTAGCCTTGAGCCGTGCTTAAAACAGTCAACGCAATGCTAAATTGTATCGTCCTAGACTTGAGGCTCTTTAGTATTAAGTCCATTACACGGCCTCCAGTGCTTCGAGTCTTGCGGTGAGTTCTTGTATAGCTTTAACCAAGATTGGTATTAGTGCGGCCTCTGCTACTTCCTGAGAGCCATCTTCTCTTTCGTCCCAAAGTTTAAAGCCGTCCTTTAAGCCACTATCCGCATCAATAGCCTCTTTGGTATGTTGAGCGATAAGACCGTGATTCGTTAGAGTGTTTTTAAAGACTTCGGTTGAGCCTTCTACATAGGCGCTAAAGGTTTCTGGAAGTTCGCCAAGAGTTTTGTAGTTCCAAGTTACTGAGCGTAACGAGTTAATGAAGGAAAGTCCTGTTGTACAGTCCTTAATGGCCGTCTTGTAGCGTTCATCGGACACTGTAGCCCATGTTGCTACACCGTGTGCGGCTCTGATATCACTAGCATTAACCCCCACTGTTGTGTAACCTTCTTCGCCAGTAACATTGTAGCCTAGTACGTTTACGTTTGAAGAGTCGACGGCGGTAGTGTCGGAAAAAGTACCCACTAAAGTATTGTAGCTACCCGTCGTTGTTAGTATTCCGTTATGACCTGCACCTGCTCCTATATAAAGATTGCGAAGTCCTGTAGTGACCGCACCTGCCGCGTCATATCCCAATACTGTGTTATATTCGCCTGTTGTGTTGGCACCTAAAGCACCCCAGCCTACAGCAGTATTCCAACTTGCTGTGGTGTTTGCGTCTAAAGCACTTACTCCCACGGCTACGTTAGAGGCTCCAGTGGTATTAGCACCAAGCGAAGCATAACCTACAGCAGTGTTGTTACTTGCGGTTGTGTTGGCGTCTAGTGCTAAGGCTCCAATGGCGGTGTTGCTTAATCCCGTGGTTATCTCCCCGCCTGCGCTGTACCCTACTGCTGTATTATAGTTTAGTTCGTCTACATTTTGAACGCCTAGGGCATAAGCACCTACAGCAGTGCTTCTTCCTCCTGTATCTTCTGTTATTAAAGCACCATAGCCTACAGCAACATTATAATCACCAGTAGTAATCGCCGTACCTGCCTCATCACCAACAACAGTATTATAATTACCACCGCTTTCAATGGAGTTACCTGCGTTTACGCCTGCAATGAAGTTGCTTGTGCCAGATGTGCTTGTGCTTAGAGACGTAATCCCATCGACAGTACCGCCATCAATATCTGGAGTATTAAGGTCCATGCCAACAACTGGGGTTGTGCCGTCCAATAGGTCGTCAAGAGTATCCAGCGTGGTGTTTATCTTTGTGCCCCAAGTGTCCTCGGATGCGCCCACTTCAGGCTTTACTAGCGAGTATGTTGTAGTCGTTGTATCAGCCATTTAAGCGGCCTCCCATTCTATTTCATTTAGGGGCACATTTGCCCACGTTACATTTGATGATGAAGTATTAGCCCAGCTTTTCTCTGATGGATTATTGTCAATCCAGAGTATAATGCCAGAGCATATCAATCCACCGCTTGCCGTAATTGCCGAGTCTGACTGTCTAACCCTAACGCTATCAGCAGAAACACCTGCAACAGCACTTACTACAGACGAACCCAGTTTTATGACCTGTCCGCTTACTGTAGTCCCTGAGACGCCGGTAATGGCCGTATCAGCTAAATGTATCCTTTGCCCTGCTACCGCTACACTAGATGCAGAAGTGACCGTAGAGGACGATTCTCGCACTCTAATGGCATCCGTAGCTACCGTTGACGTTGCAGATATTTGCGATACGCCCGAAACAGTAACTGCGGCCACCACCACCACACTTGAAGACGCAGAGGTGGCAACAACGCCATCTTCTAGGTCAGCAGTAGAGTATGCAGCCTGCCCATATTTATAGACACCATATAACATACTAGTCTAACGTAATGTCTAAAGCACCCGCGATAATACGGAAAACGTCTCCGCTTTCTACAGCTTTACTTGCAGTCAGTGTGCCGTAAGCGAGCAAATTGCCAGTAGTCAGCGCGTCAAATACACCGACATGAGTTACAGTACCCCAGCTATCACCAGCCGTAGGGAACTCAATTGCGCCTGCATTGCTAGTAGTGTCATCAGAAGTAGTAAAGGTAGACGTCTGTCGTGCATAGTCAGTTCCACTCACCTCAGTTCCACCACCTGTATCACTAGGAGCGCCGGTGTATAGAGCAATGTAAAGTGTGGTTGGAGCAGTATAAGCAGCCCCACCGAAAACGTGATCCAGTATCTCTGTCTCTAAGAAGTTTGAAAAGCTCATCCTAATCCTCGTATTTTAGTCTTTAACCCAATGCCTGAAAATTTAGACTGTTGAGATGTTAAGTTTAATCGCTGTACGGCTTCACTGTATCCTGTAGCCCATGTTGCAACTCTTGCATCCTCCGCTAAGTATGGTGCAGAGTGCATTAAAGCGCCGTATAGGTACAGGTCGGGCGAATCACTGAGCAGCCAGTTGGTAGTGTTGGAATCTGATAGTGCAGGAATCTTTTGGACGTACAATAGCTCTGCTGCATACGACTCATCTGGAGTAGGAAATACCTCAAATTGATCTTCTGAGTGACTGTAGAACCTTGGTGTCCCAGCAACATTTTCTGAGCCTTGGCGTTTATCTGCCATTGCATTCTGACTTACCAGGTCCATAATATATGTGGTTCCAGTAGTCAAATGAAGTCTGATCGTCTCAACCCAATCACCTGGTCTTGTGAAATACTGCCCATCAATAGTTGCAGTTGATCTGTTTTCCATACGCCAATGGCGTACATCTCTGTTGATACTAGCCTCTGCTAGAGCGATGAATGTGGGGATTACGGACGTTAAATCTTCTCTGTTCAGAAAGTCTGCCAGAGAGGTCTGTAATTCACTGTATGTGCCTAATGCCATTGCTAACTCCAGTTATGTGCCCGATTATACCATTTTTTAGCAAAACTTTACATTTTAACGTCTATAATACGGACGCAAGCAAACCACCCAAATGTTTCAGCCGTGGACTTAGCTCATGGAGGTAGTCAGCAACGTTTGTTTTAAGCTCACTATAAGTGGATATAGCCATGTAATTTCTCTTTTAAATTTGGTATAATTTACCTATGAAAAAGCCAAAATATAATGAAACACAAAATGCACGGATCGATGAATGGCTAACGCTATGCTCGCAATCCAATATCGTCTATGGGACAAAAGAATACACACAGATTGTTGCTATGATGGAAGACGATGACAAAATAGTCATTGATACCGTTATTAAAACCCTAGCCGCTTCAGTAACCCATCATTAATCTCTGCCGTTCTTACACCCATCCTGGCCGTATAAGCATCTGTAGGGTCTATATAATCCGGTCTTGATAACGGAAATAGCTCCGGCAAAAAGTCCTGCGCTGTTGCAGGTGCTTCCCTCGGTATATCTAAAACACCAAGACCGCGACCTTGCATCCCCATGCCATAAGTGTTGTGGTTGCTAGGCGCCTTGCCTCCAGTAATGAGGCCTACGTTATTGGTCTGCATTAGGCTTTTCTGATTAAACATATCTGGGTCAGACACTGCTGCCCGCATCTCAGCGTTACTTAGCGCACTATCTAATTGCCGGACCCCTTGCTTTTTTTGCCCTGGGCTTGGCTTATTGACCATATCAAACACGTTGTTGATAGTCTTACGCTGTGGTCCTGTCAGTCCAGAGAGGAAAACATCTAGGCCTTCCATGTCTATATCAAAGCCAGGAACTGGGGTCTTATCTGCGCTCTTAATTAGATAACCACCACCACCTGATCGTATTAGCTTGTTAACGTACTTCTTGTCCTTTTTGTTCATTGCAGCCTGTGCGTATCGCGTATGCAGCCCAGGTGCAAAGTCAGGGAAATCAACGGATGTCGGTGCCATTTCCATTGGGATAATGAGCATGTCATCATCACCCAAGCCGTCCTTGCGGTTGAGTATGCCTGTTGTCGCACCACCCTCATTGGCAAACACAACGCCCGGAGAATTAGCCTCGTCAAACATATAATCTCGACCGCCACCAATGTGTTGGGGTGTCTTAAAATCCACACCGTTAACACCAAATATTTGACTGTTTGTAGGCGATCTATCAACCATCGTAACAAGCGCATTCTTACCGTAGTAATCAGGCAAATAAATGTCAGGCTTGTCGTACTGTATCCGTTGAGCGTCAACCTTTAGGTCATCAAGGATCGGCTCAAGGTACTTTTTGTCTGTTACATTCTCAGTAGAAAAGTTAGTCTCAATCTGTCGAGGCTGCTGTCGAGCAATGAATGTGTCAAGAATACCGTCAACCTGATCAAGCGCCACCTTTGTTCCTTGCGCTCCATCGACTGCCTTGCGGACCTTACTGGGCAGATACATCGACGCTAATAAACCTGCACCCTCTGCCCGGTTAACACCGCTTTCACCAAAGGTATCCACTAGCCCAGGTTTCACATCTTGGTAGGCGTTCACCGCACCCCTAATCAGGTCAGTCGCTGACACCCCAGACTCTGGCGTTAAAAGACCACGGTGGTTTAATACTGCACCAAAGCCATCACCCATTAGGGCGCTTAATGTGGCTGCATCACCCTGTAATTCTGGGCGAGGGAACAACGTATCGTTTGAAACGTCACCGGAATAAACTTGCTTTCCATACCGGGTGGCATCATTGATAAAACTAGACGCCATATCAGGGACTAATTGCAAGGCACTTAGATCAGCAATATCTGAAGGATGACGACCAGCCAATTGAGGGTTTGGGGTCTGATCTCGTTCTAATAGACCTTTAATTTCCTCAAGAATACCCGCCATTCTGCTCATACATTACCCTAGATAAATAAATAAAGCCCGATTATACCATAAATTAGGCAATGCCTTGCAGATTGCGCCGAATGGGATCGCCCCAATTACTTGCAGGCTTATAGCCCACCGCTAGGTATCTAAATGCGTCAGCACAGTGACTAGTCCAGTCGTGCATCGGTCTACCCCGCCAGGTCATACCCTTGTCATCGTAATCACGCCTATATTGACGTAGGGCGTCTACCCCTCTCTCACACTTAACCTTATCAAACCATGCCCTGGGGATCATGGATCTTACAGCCTGTATTCCATCGTCAACACCAAGCTGCGGTGCTATTGTTACGTTGCGAATCCCTAAGCTATCTAAGGTTTCAAGCCGAGACTTACCTGTTCCAAGCTCCCTAACCCTAACGTCATGTGGAAGTATGTGACCGTCGTATACATAGGGGCGACTCTGAAGCTCTTTAGCGTAATGGTCTAAACCGACACCGCTGCTCTCATAGTAGTCAATCAGCCTAACCTCAGCCCCTACCATCTGAGCAAACCAAATTGCAGTGCTATCCCCTATCCCTAAGTCCCAGGCCGTGAAAACGCCAACAGCGCGGTCATAAGGCACATGGGTAATTCTCTCTTCTGCTGCACACTCTCTCATCTCAACAGCATAGTAAGCGCCGTCCGCATGAACCAGCATCTCACCTTCCCAGATATGGGCGTAGGTATCTGGTCTAAGCTTTTGGTCGTCTTTTCTTTCAGCCTCTAATACTGCCGGAAACCAAGGGTTATCCCTATAGTTTATCTCACATATCTTCATGTCTGACGGAGGATTAACCCTGAAGCGTCTATGAGTAGCTGAGTGCTTTGTTTCGGGATTCCACGTTACCCAAATCTCTGAGTCATCTTCTCGTACAGTAGGTATCAACTTACTCCAGGCAAGCTCAGACACTCCCTCAGCCTCATCAATCCACGCTAATATAATCCTAGCCTTTGACTTGATGGAATCTAGGTTGCGCCTTAGACCAGAGAATACATAGTTAATGTTTCCATCTTTGGACCGAATATATCGTTCACCAATATCATAGTAAGCAAGTAACCAGGGGACTGATCTAATAGCGGATTTGACTTCCTCAAGTGAGGATTCGTCTAAGGAGTTAAGGTGTTCACGGCCACAGAGTATCTGACCCTGCTTTCCACCCATTCCCCATTGATAGCCTCTTACAGCAGTCATAAGGGCAAATGAGCGCGTCTTGGCTGAACCACGACCTCCGTGAGCGCATCGGTATCTAGCCTCTCCCTCAAATAGAGACACCATCTTAGGAGGTAATAGGATTTCTGCTTCTGGGTTATCCATCTTGTTCAGTTTTTCCCGCCACCAACTTAATGACGGTAGGCTTGAACGAGTCATCAGAGGACGTATGATCAATAGCCTGCTTATCGCCCCACTTGCGAGGGGACATCCTGGACACCTTCCACTTGCGCGAATCTATCTTTAGCCTTGCTTTATTAATTGCGTTTGAATCGCAGTCTTCTGGCAGCTCATCTGCTATGTCAACAATCTGATCAGCATAGTAATCAGCCTGACAGTCTCTGGCTCTCGCGTACTGTTCCGAAAACATTACCTTGTCAGTCTCTGTTAACCACTTCATCAAAGTAGACATAGCAGGCATATTATCGTCACGGCAGATTTGTCTTGCGCTCTCACCAAGAGATAGACGCCGGCATATAGTATCCGCTAGTGCTTCAGTAAAGATTGATGGCCTCATACTAAGCCACAGACGCAGTTAACCGAAAAGCAGTGACAGTCTCGCGCCATACGCTGCTCTGTTAAATATAGCACCTCAGACATAAGGTACTGGTCCTTGTCAAATAGCGCAGTGGCGTAATCTTGGATCAAGTCCAGATCATACTCGTGTACATCTTCGTCAGTTGATATTCTAATCATGCCCGATTATACCTTATTTTTTGCTCAGTAGCCTCCATACAGCCACTTATTCTAGTTTTCTGACTTAACGAAGTCTTTAGTGTTAGAACCCCAATCAATCTGTCCGTAATTGTCCTTAAAGTTCTTTCTGTCTTCCTTGGTTCCTTTGCCGCCACGATTACCCTTACCACCGTGATTCTCAAGGAAATGCCTACCTGCGGGTTTTTTATCGCGTTTAGGGGTATAGTCTTCACCCATTACTAGGCTCCATCAACTCATCCAGTCGTTTATTATCATCTGTTTAGCTATCTCAATATAGAACAACCCTCTCTCGTCGTCAAGGGTGCTTCCCACCTCTACCCCTTCCTCTCCTATTGATATTAAGATAAAGTCCTCAGAACGGTTCATATGGGCTTCTAAAGCGTCTCTAACAAGGTCTGCTCGGTCAGGTCTAAGCTTTACTACCTTGGGTTTATCCATTATGGTTCCGCTGTTGTTTCATTAAATGTACGTTGTTTCTTATAATATACATTCTAACATATCACGCTTGTGGTTTGATTGCTTTACATAGATCAAGCTTTAGGTGCGATTATACCATTGAAATGGGTTGTAGGTTGAGTCGCGTTTATACCTGGTTTAACATTCACTCAATACATGGCGAATAATGCCGTGTTTTTACCCTTGCTTGCCTGCTCCCCTGTAAAATAGTAGCGTTTTCAGCCTTTATGTCGTTATTAGATAAGTCAGCGTCTCTTATAGATAACTTATTATTCTCAATGAAAGTAAATTAGTAATCAAGCAACGCAACTAACGGTAGACATAATGGAAATACTAACAGACGGCACAATCTATGCAATACTGGCTCACATATTCTTTATTACATACATAATCAAGCAGGAGGTTACAAATGAGCGACTTTAAAAGCGCAACACAGCGCATTAACAACGCAGGCTCCACCCTAGACCTGGCTAGAACATGGCTTGGGCTGGTGAGAGTGTACGAGCTGGGACACCTAACCGAGAAAGAGCTTCAGCGATTAAATGCTAACCTACGCAATAAAACAGACCAGCTAATGAGGGCTATACAATGAAAGAATTACAATATAATCAAGCATGGCAGACGCAAGCGCGAGGCACCAACTCAGACGAATACGATATTTATTTAACTTTTGCAGACGATGGCAACGGTATAGATATCACCACTGGCGAACCATTAAAAACATATGACGAATGGTTAAATTCATAAGCGAGGTTACACAATGATTAACGATCAATTCCTATTCACCCAAGCGCAGTACAAACGAGCCAAAAGGTTAAAAGTATGGGGTGGCATATCACTTGCCATTGTTGTCACCGTGTTAACCGGCTTCCTAGTGTACGGTCTGGCAGTATCGGCTGGCGCTATAAACTAATACTCCCCGCAGTACCTTGCCCCTGAAATAGGGGCTTTTTTATGTCAGAAAAACACCACACTTTTTAGCGCATTAAACTGTTACAATCTCACACTTTATCGCGCATTAAACTGTTCCCTGCCATGACCAACTTTTTAACCTCTGGCGTTAGTTGTAGCTTTTTCTGCAAGTCCTTTAGAAAGTTAACCGCCCTCTCTATCTCACAGACCAGCGTTTCTGAATCAGCCTCACCACGCACGATCACCTGGATCTCGGTAGTGCCCTCCTTCTTCCTGTAACCCACGTCAACTAATTCCTTCTCAATAGCAGGATGCGCTTCCCTAAGTCTTAACCAATCTTCTGCTCTAGCTTCCATCTTTCTTCCCCTTTCCTAACGCAGCGTCTACGCGACCTGCCGCCCATACTACAATGAGCGCCACCCCAAAAAATAAACCATAGAGCGAGGGCGACCACCATAATACCCCGATACCAACACCACCAACTAACGCTAAAATTAACCCTGCCGTATTTGTTAATATCTTATTCATACCTTTCTCCCTTAATTGATTAAACTCGCTGATACATCTGTCCGTCATGGATAATCATATCTCCACCGACCCAGTATAAAGACGTGGTATGAAAGTCACCATCGTCGGCCATGCCAATCCAGACTGCCATTTCTGGATCATCACCACGTTCTAGATCAGTCATAAACATGGGTTTGTATTCCTCCCATAACTTTTCTGCCTCTGGTCGAGTGATTAAGTCAGTATCCTCTTTCATGATGCCGTTACCTAATGCGTATTGAAATATGCAGTCTTTCATAACTTTCTCCTGTTTACTATGCTTATCATTTTCGTACATTGTGATAGCCATAGTGTTCATTTAAGTGTTTTTCTAAGTGTCGAAATAACTTGCGAAACCCATAGCTTCTCACCCAGCTTACTACGAAAAACAAGCCTGTTGTGGCTAAAGCGAACTGAGCAGTAACCCCAAATATAAAATAAGTTAGTGTGCAGTTAATCATCGCGCCAAATATCATGTTTGCGCTTACCTCGGCTACGTCGAGTTTTACCATTATTCTGGACTCTCTAGTTGCTTTTCTAAGTGGGCTAATGCTCGCCACGCAACCGCGTCCCAATCTTCGTCGATGATATGTCGCATCATTGCGTCTAACTCATCGCTAGACTTGGACCTATCCCAGTGTAATGTAGCGGCTGTTTGGCCGTGTTGTTGACCGCCTACTAGTGATAGCTTGGCTACTGCTGCCAGCGCCCTTGGGAAGTACTTAATACAGCCAGTGTACAGCGGTATGTCTTTCCTTTCTTGGGGGTCTGTCGGTAATATACTCATATTTCTCCTCCAGTTATGTGTTTTTTATACAATCCGTTAAGGCTAACGGCCAGCCATATTAAATTTAAGATAAAAAATGGCGCATCGTTGTTGTTAGCTGAGTGGACCAATAAGAATAATGCCCCCCCTCCATTTAAGCCGTAGTATATCGCGCCACGCTCTTTGTACTCACCCCACAACATAGCGGATAAGATTAGGGATACACCGATATAGCCCATCATTGCGCGCCCTCTATTAACCCCATCGTTATTTTAACCCGCGAATCTTCGCCATGCTTCTTATGGTAGACCACCGCAGTCATTGACCTCTCTGCCCCATAACCTGAATCAGAATGCCACTGGTCGGTAGACGTCAGGCTCCCCCAGTGTTCAAAGTGCATCGACCCTATTTCTCTAGCGGTATGATGGTGTATGTGCCCTAAGTGACAGTACCGATTCTTTGACTGCGACCACTGATCATCTAGGTTCTTAATAACCGTCTGCAAAATCTGTTCATGCTTCATTCTATCCCCATGATGGAATACAAATAGGTTATTTTCCCACTGATAATGGATAAACTTAGAGTAATTTTGCAGCACCTCGACTCTTGGCTCGTCGTTATACAGCAATTCTAACGAGCTCGACAGGTGACACGCCATGTCTGAATCGTGATTACCCCTAACATTGATAACAACAACGTGCTTATGAGTCAACAGCATTCTATCTATGAGAACCTGAAACAACCGCCCTGCCAGCTTAAATGTTTTGCCTATTCGCGTATCTACATCGACTTGCGTTCCTGCGGTAGTCTCATTCTTGCTAGAATCAGCGTGAAAGAAGTCCCCCACATTCAATAAAACACCAATCTCAGCATCACCTACCCTGTTAGTTAGCCTAGCAGTTGCATCAATCAGAACCTTTGTAGCTATCTTGACGTCCCAATCATCGTCATCAACCTTTGATTCACTGTCTGCAAGCATTCCAAAGTGGTGATCACCAACCATATACATAGCCAGGTAATCAGAATTAACCTTCTTTGGCTCCGCTACCGGCTGTTTAAACCCCGATAGATCATCTTTAACGCCGTCAATCATAATAGCTAGACGCTCTTGTAGACTTTTCTTTTGTGGCTCCTGAATTACCCATTGCAACCCGACAGAACCATCTGCCTTGTAAGCCGTCGAGATTCTTTTGGCGTCGAACCCTTCCGCCGTTCTGTGCGTTAAGTCCCTATGGGGTGACAGCCCTTTAGATGCGGCTGCCTCTTCTAGCTTAGTCAGCATCTTATCCACTGACCGTCTATTAAGACCTAAAAACTTTGCCGCCTTGTTTGCTGAACCCTCACTAACAACAGCATTAATGATTTCAACCTGTCTATAAGTTGTAGCGAACTCTTGTAAAACTCTTGGGTCTACTCTGCTTCCAATAATCATAAAACCTCATTGCGCCCCGAAGGACGCTGTTATGTAAAGGATTCTAAAACGGTACAATTAAAAGGGAATATTGTCGTCAACCGATTCTTGTTTTGCTTCCGATTGGGGTGCGCCTTGTTGCGGTGCCGCTCTATCGGTGTAAAACACCTTGACGTTACCCAGTATCGGGGGAAACTCAGCTTTAGCTTCGCGCTCTTCCTTAGTTTGGGAGTGAGATATAAAGCCGTTGTTTTCATACTCATCCTTTGCGTCAGTATCAACAAAGGTTGTCAGGTCTAAATAAGTACCTTTCTCCCCTTTATATAATCGCGCCTTGTCAATCTTTGTTACGTCTAATCTAACTGAAATACCTATCTTCATCGTAATCGCTCCACCTGGTTTTTAATTGCATCGGTTGCGGCCTTAATCTCAACAGCCATTAGTTTTAAAATAATCCTCGTCACGCTCTACCCTAACTAACACATGCCCCATATTAGGGTGATAAGAGAATACGTCCCACCAATCAGCATCTTGCACCACCAACAAGCACCCCATTATCTGTTGATAGTAAGCCTTAACTAAAGTCTGGGGGTCGCGCAAGTATTTCACCTGGGTCTTGGCGGCAGGACATTTAATTTCCAAAGGCCCCCACATAAAAAATCTTCATCAATAAAAAGGCAAA